TGACGGCTTACAGGCTCAGTCAAAAGAGCCAGAGGTAAGAACCAACAGCGTTGACTTTGAAGTCAGAGCTGAGGGTGACGGCATGACCTTTACAGGTTACGCTTCTGTGTTCAATAGTCCATCAGAAGATTTAGGTGGTTTTGTCGAGTATGTCGCTCCAGGTGCTTTCAAGCGTTCTTTACAATCTCGCAATGAGGTCAAACTTCTTTGGAACCATGACTCAGGTGAGCCTCTGGCTTCCCTGAGAGGTGGCACAATGCAACTCATTGAAGATGAAGTCGGACTAAGAGTTACAGCTAAGCTTCCAAACACAACAAGAGGCCGCGACATTGCCGAGCTACTTCGCACCAAGGTAATTGACTCAATGAGCTTCGGTTTCAATGTGATCAAGGATTCTTGGTCAAGAGATGGTCAGACAAGAACCTTGGAGTCAGTCCGTTTATTCGAGGCAAGCATCGTAAGTTTTCCAGCATATGCCGCTACAACAGCCACAGTTCGGTCAGCCCCAAGCATCAATGCTGACGAGCTAGCAGATGCTTTACTCAGGCTAGAGTCCGGTGAAGAACTTGACAGCAAGAGTGCAGAGCTAATCACTGATGTAGTAAACAAGCTCAAGGCACAACCAGAAATAGAAGAAGTAATTGACAACGGCCTTGACCTGCTAGACCTAAAGAAAAAGCAGTTCGACCTTCTACTGAAAAGGATATAAACATGGCAAGCAAAGATGAAATCAAAAAAGCAATCCTAAAGACCGCCGGTAACCCTTCGGTTGGCATAATTGCTGACATGGCAGATGATCTAGCTAACGCAGTATGGGAGCTAGACAACACAAACTCATACAACCCAGCCAAAGAAGCAAGGGTTGTAGACAGCAAAGAAACCCGATAGAGTTTCTTTAACCCCAGCTCAGCCCCCTTTCTGAGCTGGGGTTTTCTTTTGCTTGTAAACTTGTTGGTAACAGTTGAGTGTAAGCACCGCTGTCTGTTGAGTGTCAGCACCGCAGAAAACCCAAAATCAATCTATTTAGGAGATATACATGTCTGACTTTATCAAGTCACAGATGGATGCTCGCAACAACCTGATCGCACAGGCAAGAGAAGTTCTTGACTTTGCACAGGGTGAGAAGCGTGGACTATCCGCTGAAGAAAACACCAAGATTGCTCGTATCGAAGCTGACATTGACTCAGCCGATGCAACAATCGAAACCGCTCGTAAACTAGCAGATCGTGAAGCTCGTGCTTCTGAGGCTGCTGCTTCATTCACACCATCCATGCCAGCACAGTCAAACTCTGACGCTGACATCCTTCGCTCAATCGCTACTGGCGAAATGCGCGGATACGACTTCGCCCGCGAGGTTCGTACTCTAGTTCCATCCGCTAACACTGTTGGTCAGTCTTTCTATGACCAGGTATTTGAGATTGCACAGCTAGTTGGCCCAATGCTAACTGTTTCTGAAATCTTCAACACCACTTCAGGTGAGAACCTAGTAATCCCAACTGTTACCGCAACTTCAACCTCTGGTTCTGTTGCAGCAGCAGGAACCATCTCAGAGTCCAACCCAACATTCTCATCCATCACTCTTGGAGCTGAGAAATATGGTGCGCTCGTTCAAGTGGCTCAAGAACTAGTGTCCGATGCCGGATTTAACATCACTAGCTACATCGCACAGCAACTAGGTACTTCTCTAGGTTTGCAGGCAAACTCCGTTCTAACCACAAAGCTATCCGCAGCCGCAGGCTCAGTAGTAACTGGTGGAACTGGTGTTTCCGGTGCTGCTTCATACGAGAACCTAATTGACCTTGTATACGGAATCGCCGATGGCGCTCGCGTACTTCCAGGTCTAGGTTTCCAGATGAGCAAGACTGGAATCGCAGCCGCTCGCAAGCTGAAGGATGGTGCAGGAAACTACATCTGGACTAACTCAGCAGTTCCTGGACAGCCAGCAACCTTGCTTGGCTACCCAGTGTACGAGAACCCAAATGTTGCAGCAGTAGGAACAGCAGCTAAGTCTGTATTGTTCGGACACCTACCAAGCTTCAAGGTTCGCGTTGCAGGTGGAATCCGTGTTGACCAGTCAACCGACTTCGCTTTCAACACAGATACTGTGACATATCGCGGATTGATTCGACTTGACGGTGGATTAACTCACGCTACCCATATTGGGTACTTCAAGGGTGGAGCTAGCTAAATCTAGCCCCCAGTAAAAAGCTGGCGGGGGTCACAGAGCGTAGGACTGTGGCCCCTGCCTTTTTTTGCTATCATCTTTGTATGCCTACTAATAAAGAGAAACTGACTGGAGCTGTAAGCGTCTGGTCCAATAGCTACAACGCACCAACCGGATACGGCCAACAAGTCACAATGCTTATTGACCGACTAAAGCGTTCGGGTCTTGATGTCGCTATGTTGTCTAACTACGGCCTTGAGGGAATCCCTAGTTCAATCCAAACGCCTTATGGCAAAATTCCACATTACCCAAGAGGTTTGGATCAATACTCAAACGATTCGGGACCACAGGATCACAAAACCTTTATAGCTGATAAAGACAAGCCCAACCTGCTTATTAGCCTTTACGATGTCTGGGTAATGAAGTCAAAACAGTATGACGACTTTCCAATCGCGGCTTGGACACCACTTGACCATGTAACCCTGCCACCAGGTGTAGAGAGTTTCTTACGCAAAGAGAATGTTACGCCAGTTGCGATGTCACCTCATGGAGTCAGACAGCTAACAGCTAAAGGCATTGAGTGTGAGTACGCACCTCACGCGATAGATACCAAGACCTACAAGCCAACATACAAAATAGGCAATCATCCAATCAATGAATACATGGGTCTAACCGCAGATAACTTTGTAGTCGGCGTAGTAGCTGCTAACAAGGCATCAGGCCTAGTCCACCGCAAAGCTTATGGCGAGCTAATCCTTGCTTTTAGTATCTTTGCGAAAGACAAGCCTGACGCAGTTCTTTATCTACACACTGACTCATTCGGTTTATCAGGTGGCTGGAACTTGCTAAACATCCTTGCCTCGCTGGGAGTAAAGAAAGAACAAGTAATCTTTCCAAACCCACAAGACTACCGATTCGGTTTAGCTCAGTCAGACCTTGCCGCTCTTTATACAAGGATGGATGTTTTGCTTGCGCCTAGCTTGGGTGAGGGCTTTGGCGTTCCATCAGTCGAGGCTCAGGCTTGTGGCACTAGAGTTATCGGTTCTAACTGGGCAGCAACACCTGACCTAATCAGCGAGGACTCATGGCTAACCGATGGACAGCTAAGTTGGGATGCTGGGCAAGATGCTTGGTGGATGACACCGAATGTCGGTAGCTTGGTCAATGCGCTAGAGGAAGCTTACAAAGCCGAGCGTGGACTATCACAGGTAGCCATAGACTTTGCCAGTCAGTTCGATGTTGAAAAGGTATGGGAAAATAGCTGGATGCCAATCCTAAGAAAGCTGCTCAAATGATTCCTGTATTAGCCTTTCCAACTTACGCTAGGCACGATCTAGCCCAAAGAATGATTGACTCGATTGACTACCCAGTTGAGCATCTTGTTATTGTTGACAATTCTGGCAAGCAAGAGTTCAAGCCTGTCAAGCCAGACACAGTAAAGAACCTTTGGCTTATACCTGTGCCTTTTGGTGTTGGCCCAGTAGCAGCAATGAACTTTGTGACCAAGGCAACCCCACACGCTAAGTATTGGGTCTTTGCTAGTGAGGATACTTGGTGTGAGCCTGGTGCTTTAGAAAAGATAGCTAATGAGGTTGACACCGAGGCTTTGAACTTTACTGGTGCTGTTCCTGACTGGGCTTTTGTCGCTATCGGTGAGGGTGTAGTCCTAAAGGCTGGACTAGCAAGCGAGCTGTTTCACCCTCTTTATTTTGATGACAATGACTATGAGCGAATAATTGACGCACATGGCATACCTAAAAAGCGCATCCATGCCACAATCCACCACAACAACAGCTCGACTATTGCTGCTGGCTATGGCCCTAAGAACGCTCGCACCTTTTCAATCAACCAAAGACTTTACGAGGAAAGACGAGCTGAGAATAACCTCAATGGTGGCGAGTGGTCGCTAAAGATAAGGCGAGAGAACTCTTGGGACTAGCCTTATTAGTATCCTTTTGATTCAGTAGAATAGAGAACATTATGGCAATTACAAACGGCTACGCCACACTCGCAGAAGTCAAAGCCTCACTTCGCATTACAGACAGTCTTGATGACACACTCCTAGAAACAGCTATCGAGTCTGCTTCTCGGATGATTGACGGCTACACAGCTCGCACCTTCTACAACGCCGGAACAGCTACTAGAAACTTTGCTGCTACCGATGCCCTAAACCTTATTATTGACGATGCTATTTCGGTTTCGGTAGTATCTTCTACCGATGAAGTTGGAGATACTTATGTAGTTTG